GTTCCACCTAAGTCAATGAGTTGGGAAACTGCTGAAGAGATATGTAAGAAATATGATAACTGTTTCTTAATGGAACGTGAAGAAGATCTTATAAAAACTTTCTTAGATATAATTGAAGATGCTGACATACTATCAGGTTGGAATTCAGAAGGATTCGATATTCCATATATGGTGCAACGTACTAATCGTGTATTAAGTAAGGATGATACTAGACGTTTCTGTTTATGGAATCAATTTCCTAAGCAGAGAGAGTTTGAACGCTTTGGTGCTAGCAATATGACCTTTGATCTAATTGGTCGTGTGCATATGGATTATATGCAACTGTACAGAAAGTACACATATGAAGAAAGACATTCATATTCATTGAACGCTATTTGTGAATACGAACTTGACGAACTTAAAACTGAATACGAAGGAACTTTGGATCAACTGTATAACAAAGACTTTGAAAAGTTTATTGAATATAATAGACAGGATACTGCACTTCTTGATAAACTTGATAAAAAATTAAGATTCTTAGATCTAGCTAACGAACTAGCACACGATAATACAGTGCTACTACAAACAACAATGGGTGCTGTTGCTGTTACTGAACAGGCAATTATTAACGAAGCACATAAATTAGGGTTTGTAGTTCCGAATAGAGTAGGTAGAGATGGTCACGTTAATACAGCGGCCGCAGGTGCGTATGTTGCTCATCCTAAGAAAGGTATGCACGACTTTGTAGGATCGATTGATATTAATTCACTATACCCAAGTGCTATTCGTGCATTAAATATGGGTCCAGAAACTATTGTAGGGCAACTACGTCCTACAATGACCGATCACTATATAAGCGAACAGGTTGCTAAAAAGAAATCGTTTGCTGATAGCTGGGAGGGAATGTTCGGATCGTTAGAATACTCTGCAGTAATGAATACTGAAGTAGGTACTGAAATAACTATTGACTGGGAAAACGGAACCAGTGATGTATTAAGTGCCGCAGATGTTTGGAGATTAATATTTGACAGTAACAAGCCTTGGATCTTAAGTGCCAATGGTACTATTTTTAATAATGAAACTAGAGGTATTATCCCAGGGCTATTAGAGAGTTGGTATGCAGAACGTAAGGTAATGCAAAAGAAACATCGCGAAGCAATACAGGCAGACGACAAAGAACAGATAGTATTCTGGGATAAACGCCAGCTAGTTAAAAAGATTAACTTAAATTCATTGTATGGTGCATTATTAAATCCTGGCTGTAGATTCTTTGATCACAGGATTGGTCAGTCGACTACACTAACTGGTCGTGTTATTGCTAAACATATGGATGCGTATATTAATGAATGTATTACAGGTGAATATGATCATACTGGTGATGCAATAATATATGGTGATACAGATAGTTGTTACTTTAGTGTATGGCCAGCTATTAAAGATGATGTTGAAGCTAAGAAAATGGATTGGAATAAGGATCTGGCTGTTAGTCTATATGACAATATATCTGATCAAGTTAATGAAAGTTTTCCAGCATTTTGTGAGAAAGCATTTCACGTCAATAGACAGCAGGGCGAACTAATACGTGGTGGTAGAGAAATTGTAGCATCAAAAGGATTGTTTATCAAGAAGAAAAGATATGCTGTGCTTATATATGATCTAGAAGGTAAAAGATTAGACACACACGGAACACCAGGTAAAGTTAAAGCAATGGGGCTAGATCTTAAACGTTCAGACACTCCGCCAGTAATACAAAACTTCTTGAGTGATATATTATTAAGTACGCTAACTGGTGGTCAGCGTGATGAAATCATTGCAATGATTAGAAAATTTAAACTTGAATTTGCAGAAAAACCTGCTTGGGAAAAAGGTACTCCTAAACGTGTAAACAATTTAACAAAGTACACCAAGGCAGAAGAACGTGAAGGCAGAGCTAATATGCCCGGTCACGTTAGAGCCGCAATGAATTGGAATAATCTTAAGCGTATGATGAACGACAACTATTCAATGAGCATAGTTGATGGTATGAAAACTATTGTATGTAAGCTGAAAGATAATCCGTTAGGATATACGTCAATTGGCTATCCAACAGATGAAGGACGTATTCCGCCATGGTTCAAAGAACTGCCATTTGATCAAGCGTCAATGGAAACAGGTATTGTTGATCAAAAGGTAGAAAACTTAATGGGAGTGCTAGACTGGAAGATATCAGAAAACACTCAAATATCAACGACATTCGATGATCTATTTAAATTTGAATAATGATTACTGACCTAGTTCGTTTTAGAAATAGTCTATTAGATAATTACAAACAATTAACTAATACTGCTGACCAATCACAAAAACGTAATGTAGTAACACAACTAAACCAAGACAATCCACAGCAAGGATATCTATTAGATCTGGTAAAGCTATATAACTCTAAGGCAGAGCTGGATCGTGAAGTAATTACAACCCTAGACGATATTATCACCGTACTAGAAGCAGATATTCTGCACCAAGTTGAAATACAATTTAGTGGTCCAGACTATCTCGCCAAGTTCAGTGACCGTAATCACGTAAGACCAAGTGGACCATACACACACGAAATACAAGAACATATAAGTTCAAAGATATCAGGATATAGCAGTCAGGCATATCCTAGTTTACAGATAATGCCAATGGAAAGAATATATACAGTCTGTATGGTTGCCAGTGATCCACTATATCTCACTGATACAAACATAAACAAACAATCATTCCGTGATTTATTAAACACATTTCCGCCACAGTATCAATCTAGGCTTCGCTGTTATAAAGTAGCAGACAGGAACTTTGATGAGTTACCACAAGAACAATTTGCATTTGTATTAGCCTGGGACTTTTTCACTGGTCTGGCACAAGAGTATGTAACAGAGTATCTCAAACAGGTCTATACCCTATTGCGTAGTGGTGGTACGTTTATGTTTAATTATGTTAACTGCGATCGTATTGAAGGGTGCGTACAGGCACAAGAAGGATCCGAAAGTTGGAATACCGAAACAGCTATTAAGCAGGTAGCCCTAGACATAGGATATGAAATAGCAGACTTACACAATATTTCTAATGCTGAAAGCGACTGGTTTCGAACTGCCAGCTGGATTGAACTAAAAAAACCTGGAAAACTACAGACAATGAAAAATACCCAATCTATGGGAGAGGTCCTACGGAAATGATTTTATCAAAAGAGGTTGCTTACGACCTAAATACCATATATAATAATATTATTAATTCTTTGGAGAACTATCAAAATGCGTGATCATTTATTAGACATCGTAAAAAACACTTATGGCTTAGGTATTATAGACCTAGTTAAAGTTAGTGGTACCGATGCAGAAACAAACATAGAAGCAATAGCAGAAGATCGTAGTGTTATTGTAAAAGCAAAATTAAATACGCCAGTGACTGAATTCAATGGTACATTTGGTATGCCTAACCTAGGTAAGTTAAGTACTATCTTAGGTATTAGTGAATATGCTAAAGACGCTAAAATTACATTGACTAAACAAGATCGCAATGGTGAAAGTGTTCCAGTTGGATTACATTTTGAAAATGCCGCAGGTGACTTTAAGAATGATTACAGATTTATGACACAACAGATTGTTGAAGATAAACTTAAAACTGTTACAATGCGTCAAGTAAATTGGAATATAGAATTTACACCTAGTGTTAATAACATACAGAGACTTAAATTTATGGCATCGGCTAATGCAGAAGAACTTAACTTTACTGCAAAAACAGAAGGTACTGATCTTAAATTATTCTTTGGTGATCATAGCAGTCACGCAGGAGACTTTGTATTCCAGGCTGGTGTTACAGGTACACTAACTAAAGCGTGGGCTTGGCCAGTTGCGGCTGTAAGCAGTATTTTAAGTTTATCAGGCGATAAAACATTTAGAATATCAGATGAAGGTGCGGCACAGATTACTGTTGACTCAGGACTGGCAACATATGACTACATCTTACCAGCACAAAGCAAATAATGACATTTGAAATAGACAACTTAACTGCAAAACAAAAAGACTACGCTGTATTCTTGCCAGCACTAAGTGGCTTTTATGCCACTTATATAGGTAAGCAGAGACATCCTGATCCAAAGTATAAAACATCAAACGGTCTATACATTGAAGACTCACGTATACCTAAAGACTTTGAGAAAGGTATAGAAGGTCTTAATTGGCTTAATCCAAAAGAAGCATACTTTCCATACCAATGGGCATTATATTCAGCAGGTCACGCAGAACTAGATACCAACAAGGTAAGTGCTAAAGAAGATATGATACGTAATAGAGATCGTGCTAATAGTTTTGTATTAGGTGACTCAGGTGGATTCCAGATTGGTAAAGGTGTATGGGAAGGTGATTGGAAAAATCCAAACTGCCCTAAAGCACAAAAGAAACGTGAACTAGTACTTGCGTGGATGGATGCTTATATGGATTATGGAATGATACTAGATATTCCAGCGTGGGTTTGTCGTTCACCAGAAGGTCGTAAGGCATCGGGTATTAACTCTTATCTTGAAGCAGTCGAAGGTACATATATTAACAACGATTACTTTATGAAAAATAGAACAGGTGCCTGTAAGTTTTTAAATGTATTGCAAGGTGAGAATCACGCAGAAGCAGATGATTGGTATGATAGGATGAAAAAATACTGTGATCCTACGCAATATGAAAAACCATTTAATGGTTGGGCAATGGGTGGACAGAATATGTGTGATATACACTTAGTTCTACGTAGACTAGTTACCTTAAGATTCGACGGGTTACTGAAAGAAGGATTGCACGATTGGATGCACTTCCTAGGCACAAGTAAATTAGAGTGGGCAGTATTGCTAACTGATGTTCAAAGAGCAGTACGCAAGTATGTAAATCCAAACTTTACAATATCATTTGATTGTGCTTCACCTTTCTTAGCAAGTGCGAATGGACAAATATATATTCAAACAGAAATTGAAGAGAAATCAAAATGGGTATATAGAATGGTGCCTAGTGTAGATGATAAGAAGTATGCTACAGATACTAGACGTTTTAGTGATGGTGTATTGCAGGATAAAGTGTTTGAAAACTTTACTGATAGTCCAATTAGTAAACGTTGCACTATGAACGATATTTGTGTGTATAAGCCAGGTGATCTAAATAAAATTAACAAAGAAGGAAAAACTTCGTGGGATTCATTTAGTTATGCTATACAGATGGGACATAATGTTTGGAGTCATTTAACATCGGTCCAAGAAGCTAATAGGCAGTATGATATCGGAGTGAAACCGGCAATGATGTCGGCTACAACTGCAGATAAGAAAACACCTAGAGATTATAATGGTATAAATGATTTCCGTGACATAGTAGATATGATCTTTAGTTTAGACAATAAAAGTGATGCACTTGAATTAATTGAACACTATAACAAGTATTGGATGGCTATAATTGGTACACGTGGAGCAATAGGTAAAAAAACTACAAATAGTTCAACTATGTTTAATAATCTATTTGATACGGGTGCAGATGAGGAAGAAATAGTTATCAATGATGATGTTATACTAGATGAGGACAAACTAGATAAACTAGAATTGGAGGAATAAGATATGAGTGGTAAAGACATATTAAGATTAGAAGCACTGCAACTAAAACACAAACGTCTTGATAAACAATGTAAAGAAGGACACAGTAACTATCTGAACGATTCTGAGATAAAAAAGATGAAGACAGAAAAGGCATATATTAAAGCTGAGATTGCTGAACTTAATAAATTGGTAGAAGCAGATAAAGACGTTGACTAATTTGCAAAAAGGCTGTATACTAGCAATATGAAACGATTATATAACACAGGCGAAGCAGAACATATCGAAATGTTTATAGGTGTGGAAGTAGAAAAGACACCTGCATACGGTCTTAAGACTTTGTTTGTTGTTGGTGCATTGGCTCCGGAGAACATAATCACGATCGCCACAGAAAATGACTGCGATCATTTATACTTTGGAGCCAACCAATCATATGATGGCGGTAGTAAACACAAGTGGGACCATATGATTTTCCATTGCCTAAGATTAGGTTTTAAGTGTACATTAGACTTTGATGTTACACACTGTAAAACTGATCAGAAATGGTTAGCTGAATTAGGCAAGTATGAGAACTTTATTCCTCAGATATCAGTTAAGATTCCCAACTTGACACAGTTAGGGGAAAATGCTACAATAAAGATTGATGACATTGATTTTTCTGCTACCAATCCAGGAGTATGGTGTCATAACGTATCAACATTAACTAAAGCAGATTCATACACGGATTGGAGTGAATATGCTAAGGACGAGGTAATATCATGAGTATATTAAATGTACTAGCAGTACAATATCAAGCAAATATAGATCTACACAAAGAAAACATCAAGATTTTTATGGCAAATCCTGTAGGTGTTGCTGAACATATTAACTATGCTGAAAGTATTGAAAAAGAACTTACAGCAATTGCTACAAATATGGATTTACTTGAAGCATTAGAAGAAGTTAACAAATAATGATACAAAATGAAAGAGAGACTATAGAAAGAATCGTAGAGAAGTCGCAGAAGAAAATATGGATAACTTTTCGTAAAGAAGGTATTCATCAGTACCCTGCGGCATTAACCGATCCTAAACTTGCAACTGGTGATGAGTATGATGTTTCATTCCTAGGACACCCACATAGACACATCTTTCACTTTAAAGTGACTATTGATGTTGGGCACGACGATCGAGAAATTGAATTTATACAATTTAAACGCTGGTGTGAAAATCTTTATCAAGATGATGGTATTCTTAATCTTAAAAATCAAAGTTGTGAAATGATAAGTGATGCATTATATATTGAAATTGCTAATAGATATCCAGGTAGAGATATTTGGATTGAAGTAAGTGAAGATGGAGAAAATGGATCTATTGTACAATATAATACTACACAGCCTGGACATTCGGTCGTTATTTAATGGCAAATATATTTTTAATTGATCTTGAAGCAGTTGACACTAGATATACAGGTCAGTGGAAAACTCACGTACCTAAACTATTAGAGGAGGCTGGACACAATGTTACAGTTATTGAAGGACCTAGTGATATTCCCAATGCCACTACTCCTGGCGCTTTTCTTAACTTTGGTGGTACTAACATATACAAGGCTAGACAAGTTGAGGAACTCAGTCGCTTGTTCACTAGCGGTAAAATACACAGTGGGGATCACGTTATCTTTACTGACGCTTGGCATCCTGGTATCATTAATCTAAAGTATATGAGTGAGTTACTTGATATAAAAGTAACGATACACGCACTATGGCACGCTGGATCATATGACCCACAAGACTTCTTAGGTAGACTGATAGGTGATGCTAATTGGGTAAGACATACTGAATGTGCATTCTTTGAAGCTATTGATCATAACTACTTTGCTACAGACTTCCATATTGATATGTTCTGTGAAAACTTATTAGGTATGAGAGATGGCGAACTAGACATAATGAGGTATCGTAAGAAAATTGTACGCACAGGTTGGCCTATGGAGTATATGCCTAAACTATTTGAAGAATACAGTAGCTTACCTAAACGTAACCTTATACTATTTCCACATAGACTAGCACCTGAGAAACAGGTAGATATATTCAATGACCTTGCTTCAGCAATGCCTCAATATGAATGGATAGTATGTCAGTATGAAAAGTTAACTAAGGATCAGTACCACACTTTATTAGGTCAAGCAAAGTTAGTATTCTCAGCAAATCTACAAGAAACACTAGGTATTAGTATGTATGAAGGTGCTCTTTGTAATACTACACCATTAGTGCCAGATAGATTAAGTTATTCAGAAATGTACAGTTCAATATTTAAATATCCAACCGAATATACAGAATCGTGGGACAGTTATCTTGAGTATAGACAAGAACTAATGGATGCTATTGAATATCATATAGAGAATTATGAATCAGTATTACCTAAGGTTAAAGCACAGGCCAGAATACTAGATGAAAATTTCTTTTCAGCAAGTGCTATATTAGAAAACATTGAGTAATCCATTTGATCATATAACAGAGTTTGAAGATGCACTAGCATCATACACTGGTGCCAAATATGCAGTAATGACTGATTGTTGTACACACGCTTTAGAGTTATCATTCTTAGCAACTGGCTATAAAAAAACGCAATTTACTCCATACACATATATTAGTATACCAATGATGCTTAAAAAAATATCTGTAGAGTATGAATTTAATGATATAGAAAACTGGCTAGGCGAGTATCACTTCTTCGATACTAACATATGGGATTCAGCTCGTAAACTAACTCCAGAAATGTATAAGCCAGGGCAGATACAATGCCTAAGTTTTGGCTATGGTAAACCCTTAGTGCTAGGCAGAGGTGGTGCAATACTGTTAGATGATTATGATTTATATAAGAAACTAAAACTTATGTGCTATGATGGTCGTGACCTATCAATAACACCATGGGAAGACCAAAAAGAATTCGTGCTAGGATATCATTATAAACCTACACCAGAAGAAGCTCTAATAGGACTAGATCTATTAGGTAGTCATAACGAACTCCCCGAAATTAAAAAATACCCAAATCTCAATACTTTATCTATAACATAGAAGCTGGTAAGTTCATAAATACTTTACTATGAAGAAGATCGATTGGAAAGACGTTTGGAGACAAGCACGGAACGAATCTAAAAAGCACGGTAACATAGAAGGTCCTGAGAAATGGGCTTTGTATGTAGTCGTAGTATTCCTGCTGTTTTTTGTATTAATATAGAAAGTATCTTCTTTCTTAGATCAGCACGAACCTATTATTTTAGGGTAATTACTAACTAATAAATACTGTATATGAAGAATATATATCTACTTCAGGCCAGTAACCTTGGTGGTTACCGTGGCACTTTCCTTGCTTGGGCACCTTATGCTGTTGGCTGTCTATGGGCATACGTATCACAATTCAAAGAGATTACTGATCACATCGATCTTAAAGAAATGATGGCACTTAAAGAGCCAATTGGTGATATAGTCGATAGGCTAGACAATCCAGATATGTTTGGATTCAGCTCGTATGTTTGGAACTTTAATTATAATATAGAATTAAGTCGTCGTATCAAAGAACGTTATCCCAACTGTAAAATAGTATTTGGTGGACCGCATATTAACAGAAAAACTCTTGGTGACTATCCACATATTGACGCAATAATTATAGCAGAAGCTGAACTTAGTTTTAAGTCTTTACTCGAGGATCTTATTGTTGATGATGTACAGGCTGTATACGAAAGAGAAAGGATTGATAACCTTGATATACTACCTAGTCCGTATGCTACAGGAATGTTTAATAAACTAATCGAAAGTCATCCAGAGCTAGTTTGGGCGGCTACTTTAGAAACTAATAGGGGGTGTCCGTACTCTTGTACTTTTTGTGATTGGGGTAGCCTAACAGCTAGTAAGGTACAAAAGATGACTTTGGACCGATTACAAGATGATATCGATTGGATCAAATCCAAACCCAACTTGGTTCAAATTAATATCGCTGATGCTAACTTTGGTATATTTAAACAGAGAGATCTCGATGCCGCTAAGATTATTAGGCAGGCTATCGACGATGGCAATGTAGATGAAATACAACTTAGTTACACTAAAAAATTTAACAAAGAATTGTACGATATAATCTTATTGTTAAATCAACCAACTGGATTCCAAATAAGTTTACAGACTGACAATAAAGACACACTCAAAGCTATCAAAAGAAAGAACTTACCCGAAGAAGATATTGCTAAGTTAATTGCGTTTGCTGATGAACACAGTATATCACACGAACAAGAATATATATTAGGTTTACCTTTAGAAACTAAAGACAGTTGGTATGACTCAATGACTAATAGACTAGAAGAAGGACAGCACAAGGTATTTGATGTGTTTATATGCAGTATATTACCTAATACCGAGATGGCCAATGATTACTACAGAAAACAATATGGAATTAAAAGTGTATTGACTCCAGATCTTAATTCGGTTGCACCTACATCAGAAGGTGACTTTCAAGTGTTAGAGTATAGTGAAATTATAACAGAAACATCAACAATGCCTAGAGAAGAATTAATTGACTGTTTCTTGTTTAGCCATATCATACAACACGTACACGCAACAGGATATAGTTTTGTTGCTAGTCGTATAGCACACAAACATTTTGGTATACCAATGGTCGACTTCTATCGAGAATTAGAAAAGCGTATGTATGCAGATCGCGATATAGGCAATCAATTACGCTTTGTTAGATCACTATTAAATGAAATGTTTGATACCGGTAGGATACAAAATCCTACTTATAAAGAAGAAGGACGTCTTGACCTATCAAGTTACAAACCGTTTTTCAAAATGAAAAATAAATTGATGCAACTAGCAGTCGATAGTATACGCTCACTTGCTGACTGTGATCAAGAAACAATCGAAGACATATTAGCATTACAGAAAGCCTATACATTTGATGTTACTCACGAACAAGAGAGTGAATTTACTAGTCAATATGATATTGATACCTTTGCCCATACTAAAACCTTATATAAAATTAATACTAGTATGAGCAAAGGAGAATTTATCAAACAATGGGCAGGAAATGGATCATTCCATATCCTACACCAAGAACACAAATTGGTAAACACCTTTACCAAAATACCAACTGCTCGCACGATCCTTGAGCAGATAGCCGTCCAAGCAGTCTAAAAATTACCTTTGAGCATAAAAATTATCGTAACGGTTGACCACGACCTAAATACCATATATAATGTAAGTTATATTATGAATTATATTTTTTAAATTGGCAATCCACTGCCTTAACATCGGAGAATAAATTGAGTAAAAGTAAGGAAATTAAGGAACGTTTACAAAAAGCAGACAAACGCTTTTGGGCTGGCGACAATATTAGCGAAATATTAGAAGAAGGTGATAAAGACAAACTTATCACAGAAGCAACTACAGCATTTGAAAGTGTATTAGATGCACTTGTAATCGACAGACACACTGACCCGAATTCGAAAGGAACAGCGAAACGTCTAGCAAAGATGTATATTAATGAAATAATGAGTGGTAGGTATGATCCTATGCCAGCGGCAACAGCATTTCCAAATGACGGTGAAAATCGTTATGAAGGTATGTTAGTTGTGCGTAGTGAACTTACAAGTATGTGTTCACATCATCATCAAACAGTAAAAGGAGTTGCGTACATTGGTATTATAGCCGCAGAAAAGTTAATTGGTTTATCAAAGTACACAAGAATAGCTCAGTGGTGCTCTCTCAGGGGTACTTTGCAAGAAGAGCTAGCGAATGACATTGCCAGGGAAATACAAAATGCCACTGGTAGTGAGAACGTAGCGGTTTACATCCAAGCAACACACGGATGTGTTGAAAACCGTGGCATTTTGGCACATTCTTCATTGACTCAAACTACAGTACTCAAAGGAGCATTTAAAGATGATTCTGGTACTAAGAAAGAGTTTATGGACAATGTTAAACTTCAACAAGAGTTTGCACCTAGATAAGGGGGATGTATGAATATCAAACTTAGAAATGCAGTAAAAGCGGCTACATTTGTAGCTGGAATTGCTGGTATGCTAGGTACTACAGTTGCACACGCTGATGCGTTAGTCGAACTTGACACCAGTATGTGGGATAACAGTGCCGAATATACCAGTGATGTATTTAGTAGAGGCAAGGTTGGCGACAATAATCTTGACACTATCAACGCAAGTTCAGCTTGGGCTAGAGGATTTACCGGTCAAGGTGCTAAGATTATGATCATTGACAGTGGTATAAATATCGGCCACAGCGAATTTGCTGGATCTATTACAGAAACGAAATGTTTTATTCGTAGATGTAGTGGACGAAGAGGTGGTGGAATAGCTGACAAAGTTGGCCATGGTACTTTAATGGCTTCCATTGCCGCAGGTAATTGGGACGGTACTGGTAACGGTACAAGTGGTGTAGCATATAATGCCGATCTAGCAATTGCTAAGATCACTAACAGAAATTCAGCTAGTGATGTCGGTATGAGAAAAGCTATTAAATGGGGAGCGTCAATTGATGCTACTGTTGCAAACATTTCATCTAATACACGATATCGAGGTAGATATGGTAATTGGAAAATGATGGACGACGGTAGTTTTTATAACGCTGATAAAAGATTTAAGAGAAACTACTACACAGGTAGACGTGCAACTGGTTTTTATCGAGGACTTAATCCTAAAAAATGGGCTAAAGCACTCGGTGACAGTGAAATGGTTATCGTAGTATCAAGTGGTAATAGTGGTTTAGCTTATCCTGAAAATCCAGCAACAATTGCAACAGCAACTAAAGACGACGGTACTTTGTGGTTAGGTGGTCAAATGTTGATTGCAGGTGCTTGGGACGTAGAGAATAATAGATCTGCAGGTTACAGTAATAAAGCTGGTCATTTATGTCAATACAAAAACCAAGTTGGCGGAACTTGTCTAGATACATATAGAATAAGTGATTACTACATTATGGCTCCAGGTCAAGCATTTGGTGCTGGTAAACGTGGTGATTCTTATGTATTAGGTACAGGTACTTCAGAAGCGGCGGCAACAGTGTCCGGAGCAGTAGCTATTGTACATTCACAATGGCCACATATGAAGGGTTCAAACATTGTTAAGCTGTTAACTCAAACTGCTAATAGAGATATTCCAGGATACAACAAAGAAGAACACGGTATGGGTCTATTGGATCTAGAACGTGCTACTCGTCCAATTGGTGAGATTGGTATACCTACAGAAGGTCGTAAGGGTACTGTACCACTAAGTGGATCAATTAGCGTAACTGGTGGAAGTGCTGAATTAGCATCTTCATTATCAAGTGTTATGACAGTTGATGAATACGGTAGAGACTTTTATGTTGATATGAGTGCTGGCGTACAAGCTAAGAAAACTCCTAAGGTGGCATTCAATCCACATACAAGAGCTAACTTCTACAGTGGTTACAATCCATATGATAACATTAACACTTACCAATTCGACAACAAACTTGGATTTGGTGCTGATAATGAGTATGATATGAGAGTAGCAATGAATGAAGAAATAGGTTCTGGTACACTTATGGAACTTGGACACACTCTTGCACTAAATGATAGTGCTAGTGTACGTGTTGGTATGGGTTTTATGAATGAGGAAGGCCAGTATATGGATCAATCATTAGGTGGTGCATTTGGTGAGATTGATGACAGTACAACGTCGTTTATTAATGTTAGTGGTAAGTATGATCTTAGCTCAATAACTAAAGGCTTTAGTGCTTTTGGTAGTGCTTGGGTAGGTGAAACTGAAGCTGATATGCAAACACAAGGTATTGTTACTAATGTTAGCGATACACAATCATACAGCTGGAACGTTGGATTAGACTACACATTAAATGACAAGTATGATAATAGTCATAGTTTTGGTAGTACGTTTAGTCAGCCAGTTACAATTTCACGTAGTGAAGTTGACATAGCAGTAGCATCTGGCTTTAATGCAGATGGGTCAACATACTATGAACGTTCAACTGTAGATATGGCACCAGATGCTAACCAATATAACATCGGTACTTACTATAAGTTTGGTAATGAGTCACATTCGTTAACTGCATATGCAGAACACGAAATGAACTATCTTAACCAAGCTGACGTAACTAACAATGTTGTTGGTGCATCATATGCTTGGACATTTTAAGATGGATTTAAAAGCCAAAGCAGAGCAGTACTTTAAAACATTTTCTAGCAAGGATCTTAACGGCCTTGCTAGTATGTTTGCTGATAATATTATGTTACGTGATTGGACCGGTGATGCAACTGGTAAAGAAAAAGTACTCACCGCTAATCAAGATATATTTGATGCAGTAGACACTATCCAAGTAAAACCATTGACTTTATATCAAGCAGAAGCTAGTTTAGAAGATAATACAGTTATTGCTGAGATTGAAATAGAGGTAAATGGAGATGAAAAACTAATGGTTGTCGATGTTATAGACTATGATGATAATGGTCTTATCACCTCAATTAGGGCTTACAAAGGATAGTAATGGGATGGATTAAAAATAAGGTGGGTGGTTGGTCTGGAAAAAAGTCAGTTATTGACGTCGATGTGTTTGAAAGCAACGACACTCCTAGGTACAATGATTCGCCTAATTTTTATCAACGTAATCCACAACACACATTTCGTGTGTACAATGCTACAGGTGGAATGATCATAGAAACAAGTAGATGGAATCCAACTGCAGGCGAGTGGGAAACTGAAATGACTGTAATTCATAATGATAGCACAGAACAAGTAACTAATGATATTGCTAAAATTATAACTCTAGAGAGTCTAAAAAAATGAAAAAGAAATTCTACACACACAAACAAATAGATAAATTAACAGAGAAAATTGTTTACCAATTAGCTAGAGAGCAATGGAAGCCTGATTATGTAATTGGGTTAACCAGAGGTGGACTAATACCGGCTGTTTATATCAGCCATATACTAGATGTTCCAATGTTAACACTTAAAATTAATCTACGTGATCACGTAGAACAAGATGATCTCTATGAAGCTCATCACGGTATATACGATTTGATAGGGCATAAGAAGATATTGATAGTAGATGACATCAATGATACTGGTGCTACATTAAATTATATATTAGATCAAGTTAATGTTGATCAACAGTCAGCTGATCTTAAATTTGCAGTACTAATAGATAATCTTAGTAGTGACTTTAAAGGCACAATTAACTATGCAGGAACAGAAATTAATAAAGCTGAAGAGCCTGTTTGGATAGTATACCCATGGGAAGTTGATTGACTTTTATACTTAAATATAGTAAAATAATAGGATGGATAGCAAATATTTTTACTGTTATAGGAGTTGCACTAACAAGTTGGAATATATTTCCGTTGAATGTATGGATACTATCTTTCGCAAGTCTAGTTTGGATACTATCAGGCATTGCTTGGAGAAAACCTGAGTTATGGACTTTGAATATATTATTGTTTACTTTATATTTTTATGGAGCTCTAAATGCTAGTTAAAGACACACCGTGGTTTGACTCAAAACCATTAATTGAACATCCTTTATATTATGTATTTGAAGACAAATATCCTGTAACTAAAGGACACTTATTATTTGTTCCTAGAGAAGACACGCCATTACATATTCGAGAATGTTATATAGCCGCATATGAATGGGGATTAGACTTATTTCAAAAAGAAGTATGTGATGGCTATAACATAGGGCAAAACGTAGGAAAGTCAGCAGGACAAACTGTAATGTATCCACACATACATATGATACCACGAAGAGAAGGCGATATTGCTGATCCTCGAGGTGGTGTTAGACACGTTATTCCAGAGAAAGGTAATTATTTAAATGGCTAAAGTAGCTAAATTAAAGGTAAGTGAAATATTTTATTCGGCACAAGGTGAAGGCAGATTTATAGGTGTGCCTAGTATCTTTTTGCGTACATTTGGGTGTAACTTTACCTGCGATGGCTTTGGTATGGCACGAGGTGAAAAGTCAACTGAGCGTAATGCTGTTAAAGTAGAACTGTTTAATCAATATGAAGGATTACCTTTAGTAGAAACAGGATGTGATAGTTATGCAAGTTGGGATCCAAGATTTAAACATCTATCACCAATGTTAGAAATACCAACAGTAATTGAACGTATGAGAGAACTATGCCCTGGTGGGGATTGGTTACAAGCAAATGGTAATGATGTACACATTGTTATTACAGGTGGCGAACCGTTATTAGGTTGGCAACGTGCATATCCGCAAATGATTGAACACGAAGATATGAAAACTCTGCGTAACATAACATTTGAAACAAACGGTACACAACTATTAACTGAAGACTGTGCTGACACATTAGTATTATGGAAAGCGGAATGTCCTAAAAGAGAAATAACATTCTCAGTCAGTGCTAAACTATCAGCAAGCGGAGAAACTTGGGAAGATGCTGTTAAGCCAGAGGTAGTAGTTGGGTATGAACGTGTTGGTACAACATATCTTAAATTTGTAGTTGAAAAGCCAAACGATCTAGATGAAGTTGATCGTGCAGTAAAAGCATATAGAGAAGCAGGATTCCAAGGTGTTGTATACATAATGCCAGTTGGTGGCGTTGAAAGTGTATACGATGGTAATAAATTTAACATAGCCGATGAAGCAATGCTTCGTGGGTATTATTATAGCCCAAGGTTACACGTTGATCTTTGGGGAAACAGTTGGGGAAAATAATTGGACAAGTATATATTTACAAGTGAATCAGTATCAGACGGACATCCAGATAAAGTAGCAGATCAAATATCCGATGCCTTAGTAGATGCTGGGTTAACAGAAGGTGATCGCACAACAAGAGTAGCAATTGAAACATTAGTAGCAACAAATCACGTAACACTAGCTGGTGAAGTTAAAAACTTTAATGTCGTTGATGTTAATCAAATAGTTAGAGATACTGTTAAGAAGATTGGATACGAACAAGAAGGATTCCATTGGAATACATTAGAAATAGACAATCATATACATAGCCAATCAAGTGATATTGCACTAGGTACAGACGATTTTGGGGCAGGTGATCAAGGTATTATGTTTGGATATGCTAACAGAGACAACGAAGCATACTTGCCTGCACCTATCTATTACAGTCACCAAATACTTAAACAATTAAAGCAAGCAAGACAAAACAATGATATCTTATTGCCAGATGCTAAAAGTCAAGTAAGTGTCGAATATAGAGGTGATCAAATACAGCGTATTGACCAAGTGGTAATAAGCACCCAACACACTGAAGGCGATTGTGAAGAGGCTAGAAAAGAAACAAAACTGATTGCAGAGTCAGTATTAGGACATCTAGTAGATGATGATACTGTATGGCATCTTAATCCTACTGGTAACTTTGTGGTAGGCGGTCCAGATGGTGATTCGGGACTAACAGGACGTAAAATTATTGTAGATACATATGGTGGATGGGCACCGCACGGTGGTGGTGCATTTAGTGGCAAGGATCCAACTAAAGTAGATCGTTCAGCGGCCTATATGGCCCGTTGGTTAGCAAAGAATGTGGTAGCTGATGAAATGGCTGATTGGTGTCAAATACAGTTAAGTTATGCCATTGGCGTTAAGGAACCTACATCAGTGTACATAGAGTCAAATGGTCATAATCGTTCTATAGAAAAATTTATTAGAGATAATATTGATCTAACACCGTTAGGAATCATTGACAGATTTGATTTATTCAAGTATAATAACTATAGTGAGAACTGTGTATATGGTCACTTTGGTAATAAAAATGTTCCATGGGAACAGATAGGATGGAAATAATATGTTAGATAAACTTAAAAAACTAATAGGTAAGACTACTAGTAAAAAGAAAACAACAAAAAAACTTACAGCTAAAGAAGTTGCTGATAAGAAAAAAGAGCCTTATGTAGAAGTATTAAGTATGGACATTGATCCAGACAATCCAAGTGATGGGGCTTTTGAACTAGATTGGAATGATATCTTTGTAGCTCGATTAATAAAAAGTGGATATCAAGGTAAAACTGATGCAGACATTGTTGACAACTGGTTTCAAGCAGTATGTCGGAATGTAGTAATGGAAAACTATGAGCAAGAACAAGCTGATCCAGAACGCAGAAGTTGGGAAGAGAAAAAGGTTATAAACAAGCGAGATCTAGGAGATGGAAGGTCTGAGATTAGTTGATTGACTTTCTTAACAATTGATAGTATAATACTATTATGAGATACTTACTAGTAGACACAGCAAACACATTCTTTCGTGCTAGACATTCAGCACATCGACAGGCAGATACTTGGGATAAACTAGGTTTTGCTATGCACGTAACCCTAGCGTCAATAAACAAGAGTTGGAGAGATCAAAAAGCTGATCACGTTATATTTTGTTTAGAAGGACGTTCATGGCGTAAAGACTTTTACGAACCTTACAAGAAAAATAGAACAGTTGCTAGACAGGCATTAACTGAAAAGCAAGCAGAAGAAGATACCCTGTTTTGGGAAGCCTTTGATAACTTAAATAATTTTGTTAAGAATGATACTAACTGTACTGTATTACAACATAAAGAGCTTGAAGCAGATGATTTAATTGCTGGCTGGATACAAAGTCATCCAGATGATCATCATACTATAGTTTCCAGTGATAGTGACTTTTATCAGCTATTAGCTGGTAATGTTAATCAATACAATGGTATCAGTGATGAGTTACATACTCTAGAAGGTATCTTTGATAAGAAGGGTAAACGTGTAATTGACAAGAAAACTAGCGAACCTAAAGTAGTTCCAGATCCACAGTATCTATTGTTTAAGAAATGTATCCGCGGTGATACATCAGATAATGTGTTTAGTGCCTTTCCAGG